AAAAAACAAAGACCGTTCAAAAGGGTTATCTGTATGGATGCAGAACCTTTTGGGTGGGATGGGAAACACATCTACCTACGTTTAGGAAACGGTACCAGGAACGTTTCGACTGGGAAGGTGTGTGAAAGTCAAGTGAGTAATACATTATTCAATAGAGTCAAGTCGTCAGGAGTGGGATTTGTTGATGTCTATACTGACATCAACGATGATGATGATTTGACTGAATTGAGTGTACTCACATCTCCCTGGCGTCACGATTCTCGGAAAGGAGGTTTCATTCATGAGGGGATGTCGTTTACAGATAAGAAGTATCTTGTCTTTATCCCGGCTTTTGAGATGTTAAAGAAGAAATTCGCATCTACAATTGTGTCTGAGAGTATGGCTAACGGAATGTTAGCTGCACTACAACGTGAGTTCTGTTCGTCTGAACATGAGCATGTGTTGTTGGATACTGTTTTTTCATATGTGCACATGTGTCATGAGGTTAACCACCGTGTGAACCGTGTCAACATCTGTAAAACAAAAGTCGTTGTAAAGGACCGTATTGATGAGAAGTATCTGTCTGTTCTTAATATCACTCGATGTAATGAGGAGATCGTCAAATTTGAGAGTCAAGAATGTCAAGTTGCTGACACCTATGCCGGTAGGACTGATTGTTTGGTTACGTTTAAGAAGCGTAGTCAAGCTCGGTGTTGGACTGGTCAAGCGGGTTTCAGCTTCGATAGAGACATTCAGGAAAGCTATCCATTCTTCGACACTATGGATCAGGCTGCCAAGAGTGACGGGTATTATCGTAGTCAGTTTTTATCATTTGATGGTAATAATGTTAAACCTTTCATCACGTATTCAGTGAATGCGTGGAATGCATGCAAGGCGCTCAAGCGTATGTGTGCAGCTCGTGAAAGCCAGGACTATGACCATTACTTGTCATCCTTACAGTACTCGGCTTACGCTGAAGTCATATCCAGACTCAACGATGTTGACTCTTATATAGAAACTAATCAAGCGTTTTTTGATGCGGGTCGATTGACTCCACAGGTCAAGAGGGGCAAAATTGAAAGTTTCATTGTCGGGTCACATCTCTGGGTCGATAAGGAGGTCGAGAATCCTATGGACTTGAATGGTCCTGTAGCCACCATGCGTCGTCAGAAATACATTACACCATATTTAACCAGATGTGGTAGTGATTATTCAGAACGGTGTGTGAATCCCAGGGCGACTGGACTCGGTGATCTCTATTATTCCATCAGTGGGTGGGACATGTTCTCTGTTGGTGTAGGACTTAGTTCACATAGTCTTGGGTTCACAGAAGTGTATAGTGATGTGTATGGTTTCGGCCCTGCACTACGTCCATGGATGCAAGTTGATGATCTTCCTTGTTTCCGGGGTGATGCTTATGAACTCAATGCTGTACACCAGCGTATGGCAGTTGGTTTTGGTGCTCTGAAAGAGCGTCATTCACCAGTTGTTGTGCAGGAGTATGCTGATTCCCATCCCAACTGGATCTACTTGAAGGGTTGGGAGAATTACCTAACTATGATGGATTGTAGATCTGGTAGGGATTGGCATGCTTCAATCACCCACGTGAAGAAAATGTTGAGACAAATGTTTGTGAACGATGAAGTAGTTCACACACCAACCGAGATTATGGTGAAAACCGTTAATGCTAAGGTCAAGAAGGAATTTGCTAAATTTGGTAAGGTTCCAAGACTCTTTGTTACGTACGACGCTGGTTGTATGTTTGCGAATGAGTTGCCTGAGTACTCAAAGATTTGTCTTGATGGTTCTTATACATCGACAGTTCACGGCGTTACTGTGAACGTTTGCATCTTTGCAAAACCCGGGTCGGAGAAGCTGAAGAAAGAGATGAACGAGTGTATCAATGCTATGTCTAAGAAGGACTACCTAAACGTATTGATATATTCCGACGATAGTGTCTGGACGGGGAATATCAATGGGATTGATTTCGCCTTCAACGTGGACATTTCTTCATGTGACTCTGGCAACAAAGCTGGTGTGTTTGGCTTGGTTTACGATCTGCTCTGTAATTTCAGACCTGATTTGGCCCTTGGACTGGTTAACCAATGCGCCAAAACCATTAATCTCGTTAATCCGGAGGATAAAGACGAGATTATGCAGATAGAGATGGCTACCTTTTTCGAGGGGTCGGGCACAGTCCTGACTACAATCTTGAATCATGTAGCGATGTACATGATCGGCCAGGCAGCAACACATCTTTTTGGGTGTAGACGTCAGACTATTAGAGACTGGTCTGATATTGAGAAGTTAATCATTGAGTGTGGCGTGTGTTTTGGTCATGTGTTGACTGTGGACGCCTGCATAGATGGTGAGAATTTCTGCCCAGAAAAAATCCAGTTTCTGAAACGTTCCCCAATTCGAACGGTTAATGGTGATTATATCCCTTGCATGAATTACGGACCTTTGTTTCGCAGCTTTGGTTCAGTGGAAGGAGATTTAGTTGCTGAGATGGTTGGACTGCATCCAAAGCAGTTCTGTGAAATGGGTTGGGGTGAAAGGTGGGATTTGTTTGCTAGTCGGGTTGTTGCCGGGCTGGTTAATGAGCCACATTCCCTGATCATGGATGCCCTTCGTGAGCGTTATCCACTAACACCCAGGAATTTCGATTCATGGAGTGAAGTTTCTTATGGTAAAGAGAGAGTTCAATTTGGTGGAATGGATACGGCTGGTCAAGTTGAGAATGGAGAGGACGTTCTCGATGAGGTGAGTCTAGCTCGCAGATATGATATATCATTGAGCGACATAGAGGCTTTGGTTTCGCAAATTAAGGCTTCTCAGTTCGGTGACGTTTTTCCTAGCACTGCGGTAGGTGCTTTCTTCTCTGTAGATTATGGAGTTGGACAGTTTTAGGACTGGGATCATGTCTTCCTCGGTTGTATGGCTAACATATGACTATACCTTTAAAGTAAATACCCAATGACTGTAATTTTCCCGTTTGGGACTGATCATTTGGGGCCGC